CATGGGAGAAATGGCACGTCTCATATCTAAGCAAGGCGTTGCTCCAGTTATTGTAGACTTTGTTTGTCCAACAAATATAACTCGTGCAGCATTTGGTAAGCCAGATATTCTTGTTTACATGAACACAATTAATGAAAGCCGTTTTGAAGATACAAATAAGATGTTTGAAGAACCTATTAACTTTGATGTAATCTACAATAACCATAATCTAGACCCAGAGGAAAAGTCTTCGCAAATTATAAAAAATTTTGGCTTGCATGATTGGTCTGCACCAACAACTCTTATGCTTGGAAGATATCAACCTTGGCATGAAGGACACCATGCTCTTTATAAAGAGGCGGGTAAAAGAACAGATCAAGTACTTCTTGGAGTCCGCAATACCTACAATACAAGTGATAAAGATCCACTTAAGTTTGATCAAGTAAAGGAATATATTGCTAAGGATGAATTTATGGATGGCGCATTGGTATTAAGATTACCTAATATCACTAACATTGTTTATGGTCGTGATGTTGGATATAAGATTGAACAAGTAGATTTGGGGGCAGATATTCATTCTATCTCTGCCACGCAAAAACGTAAGGAGATGGGTATATGAATATTTTAGAAATAATTTCTTTATTTATATTTGGATCATTTCTTTTTTATTTTGTATATAAATATGGTGGATATGGTGACGGTAAATGACAGTAACAAGAGCAAGATCGTTTACTAAGGCATTAAGTTACCGTATTTGGGGAACACTTTCTTCTGTTGCAGTTGCTTATGTTATAACAAAGAACGCTTCACTTTCTGTAACAATTGCGTTTTGGGAAACGGTAGTTAAAATATTTATCTACTACGCACACGAACGTGGGTGGAACTATATTCAATGGGGTAGAAAATAATGTATACAAACGAAATGCGTAGGGCTGTGCATTCAATTACACCGCCTAAAGGATTTGGTATAGAGATTATTGACAATAAACACTTCCTTACTGTAAAATTAGATGAACATAAATTTTTAAAAATGTTACATGATGAAAAAATAGAAGCACTAAAGTATGTTGTTCAAATAAAAAAGGCTTTGGAAATAAATGGAGCAATTGTGTTAGTTACAAGAGAGGCAGTAAAATGATAAAGCAGATTGGTCTGTTTTTTATTTGTAAAATTAAATCACATAATCTTGTTGACGCTGGCTCTTGTCCATTTACTGGTAAAAGTTATTTAGCCTGTTTAAGATGTGGAGGAACAATAACAAAATGAAAAAGAAAACAAAAATAACAATACTAATAGTTTTATCTTTTTTAACTGCCGTATCACTTTGGACAGCAGCAAATTTTAAAAAAATCTCTGACTTAGATATTTTTGATATAGAAAATGATTAGGTCAAGGATATACGCAAACCCCGCAACAAGGGCTATAAAGGCTAATTACAGGCTTGTTTGGAGCATGTTTTGGGGTAGCGTAAAGGCCCAGAGTAGAGTACAATAGATACTATGGAGACGATGTTTTTAATATTTTTTGCTACCCTGTTGCTTTCTTTTGGCATAGCCTATTGGTCAGTTTTTGACAAATTAAAAAAGTCTAATCTTTTGGCAGCAGAATTATTTATAAAAAACAGGGCACTTGAAGAGATAGCATTACAAATAAATACTAGTACAAGCCTTTCAGATGAAGTAGTACATAAAGAAAATTTTATTAAATTCTTGTCAGACTCAAGAGATTGGGCATTTGAATATATTGAAGCATCTCAAAAAACAATTAAAGAGGTTTCAGAAGAGTTAAAGGATAAAGGTTTAAATGATTACTCAGAAAAACTTATGCAACTACTTCCAGAAAATATAACAAAGGATTAAACAATGAAAGAAATATTATTTTCTATAATAACAGGTTTTGGATGCTGTGTTGTGTTTGCAGCATTCAAATTGCCAGTTCCAGCACCACCAGTTTTTGCGGGAGTCGCAGGAATTATTGGTTTATGGATTGGCTTTACAACAATAACACAAATTATATCCTAGGAGGAATAATGAATAACATACTAAACGATAAATCAAAGGCAATGCTAGCATCATACGGACGATCTGTACTTGGTTCAGTAATTGCACTTTACATGGCTGGCGTAACAGATCCAAAGGATCTTTGGGCTGCATTAGTTGCTGCTCTTGCACCAGTTGCATTAAGAGCACTCAATCCTAATGACAAGGCGTTTGGCGTACTGCCAGACACTGGTGCTGTTTCAGATGCACTTAGCAAGATTGTACCTGCTAAAAAGGCTACAGCAAAAAAGAAAAAGGCTGCTGATAAAAAGTAATTTATATTACATCAGATTGCCAGTCTAGAAATAGGCTGGCTTTTCTGTTTATTCATTTATAATTTTTAACCATTTATCTTTTAACAAATCAACAGAAAAATTATCAAATCCTATCTTGATGGCATTTTTTTTATGTTCATTTATGTTTTGATTATTAAAATAATTGTCAATAGATTTTGCCAACTTTTCTTGATTTGCTTCATAAATATCTACCATTGATTTAGTCTTAAACTCTCCAATTTTATTTGATTCTATTAACCATTCTTTAGGAAGTATTTGATTGTTGGGTGATATGTCGGTCATAAAAACTGGTAAGCCAGATATTAAAGCCTCGTTCATAGGTAAACAAAGACCAGCATAACGTCTAGGAAGAACCATAGCGTCATAGCCATTATATAGGTCTTCTCTGTTTCTAACGTTATCTTTGTTTATTTTTAAACGGCTATCCTTATTTATAAAGTCTAAAGGGGTTTGTGTTGCTACCACAAGTTCATAATTTGCACTAGAATGTTTAAGCATTTCTACTACAGTATTGGTTCCATTTCTATCTTTGGCTGCTTTTTTACCAGCAACATGAAGTATTCGTTTATGGGTTTTTGATAGGTTATTTTCTCTTACAGCATTAAATAATGATGTATCTGTTGGTGGTGGTAGGTGATACACCTTGCACTTTGATTCAAACTTTTCTTTAACAACATCTATATTCCAACTACTTGGTGATAATAATACATCTGGGAGCAACCATTCTGGATGAACTAAATTTCCAAATAGTTCATAGTTATACTGTAATATTGTTTTTATATTTCTCTTTCTTGCCATATTAATAAAATCTAAATGATAAAATGTTTCACAACTTATAACAACATCAATGCCATCTAAAAAAGAAAGAACCTCGTTTGTTCTAGGCATACCTTTTACTGTTTTTATTACGTTATATCCGTCATACCATTGCGGGTATTGTTTATTGTTATTAAAAGAATATGAATCAATAAGTAAAATCTTATCAGGATTTAACATTTTTACTAACTCTTTAGTCTGATTACCAAGACCAGTATTGTCACATCTTGCTATGATTCCTGGTCTCATTCTTTATATCCCCAAACATCATCATCGGAAGTGTACTTTCTTCCGCCTTTGCGACCATCTAAGTGATAAGAGCGTTTAATATTTCCTTCTGGATGATAAATCCAAAGTTTATGTGTTTCCCAATTTCCTTGATCAAACACGTCATATGGAGATATGTCATCTTGAATTGCTCCATGAAATGTATCTTCTATAAAAAATTTATCCCTACATTTTGGAAGTACAATATCTTTATAGTATTTTTTTCTACTTAGATGTGGTCGTTGACTCCATTGTGTAGTTTTCATAAAGCCATCTTCTAAGCCAAACATAAGATGTTCATGTTCTTTTGGTATATGTGCTTCAAAATGAAAACGAATGGTATTTGCTTTATTGTATTCAAACATATCTAAACATTTATCCCAGTCTATTGGTGTATCTGGAGTTAAAGGAGCATCACCTTCAACATAAAGTAATAGCGGTGTTTTAATTTCATTAATTGTTTGACGCATCATGTTGGTTTGATGGCTGTGTTCTTTAAATATAAATGGTAGTATGTTTTTATCTTTATGTAAACATTTCCACAAAATGCGATTTTTATATTCATCGTAATCTTTTTTACGGTCTTGCTGCTCTTCTCTAAGACCATCTATTTGCATGATAATTTCATTATCTGGAAAGTGAACACGAATATCACTAATAGTTTGTTCTATCATTGTTGTACTTGGATGATCTAGAATTACAGATGTAGCCATAACAATTGTTATATCTCTTTTATTCATTTACTTGCCTCATTAATTCAATAAATAAGTCTCTTTTATATTTAATCCACCAACAAACAATTTGATGCATTTCAGATGTATAGTTATTTAATAATTCAGGCAACAAATCAGGCAGGTATCGCCAATTTTCAAAAGTTTTTATTTTATGATTATCTTCAAATACAAAATTAAAAAAATCTGTATTTTGCATTTTTGGGTCTAACTTGTCTCCTATTGGCAAGCAAAGCATTTCAATTGCTTCATAAAATCTAAATGAATCAATAACCATCGCCCCGCTAGGGCAAGGAACAATCTTTGATAAAGACATTTTGTCATAGTATTGTTTTGGCTTTAGTCCTTCTCCAAACCCAGTAGTTGGGTTATAAAAAGAATTTGGTATGTCAGGCATAACAGTTGCAAGTTCTTGTCTTCTTTGATGGGTTATTTGTCCTGAAAAAAATACATCATACAGTTTATCTTGATACTGTGGTAAGTTTTTTGATAAATGTTGTGGAACACCCAATGCTAATTTATTATATTGTGAATGTTTTCTTTGCGGGTATTGAATCCAAATTTCAATATTGTCATGCTTTATCTTATCAACTTTAAATGTAGCACTTTCATCTCCAGTAATAAATAAAACTACTCTGCCTATTTTATTTAACTCTTCAGATATTTGATCTTCAAAGTCTACGTTTTGTGGTCCAGGAATAACAACAAAGGCTCTATCTACATTAGGCAAAGTTGTTACCCTGTCTGGTTTAATATTATTTTTATTAAAAAATTGTTTTAATAAACCATAATCCCATTTATCAGCAGCACAATCTTCTTGTTTAACTGAATAAAGATATGCTTTAGGCTGGTTCATAATACAAGTGCACTTCATGTTGATAATCAAGCAAGGTTTCTTTATACCCAATACCCTTGATAAATTGTCTTAGATCATGTAAATATTCTTTCCAA